GAAGTGTTTTATTTTCAACCTCTGGAGCTGTAGGCATTTCTGAATCTGTGCGATACCAAGATATAAAATCACAGAATACTGTAAACAATTTTGCATCACATGAAGCATCGTCATAGATTTCATTTTGATCGTTACGACTAGGTTCTGGTTCAGAAAAGCATAGTTTTTGATTAGACTTAGCTCTCGATGAAGTCTCAGTGAATTGAGTAACGTAACCGTTGGTGAAAGAGTAATATTTTGCAGACCAAGTGCCTGCATCAGTTCTATATTCACAGCGTTTATAACAACGTGTACCCGCCATTTCACCTGCATACCATCGCCCATTTCTCGAAACAACCATATTTTCTGGAGGAGGAGCATCTTGTTCGGGACAAAAACCGTTGCGATTAGTAAGTGCTTGAGAATTCGAATTTTTATAACCCGTATTCGCTTGCAAACCATCGTACAAACAATAATTATTTTGAATACCACGAAATGTCCAAGTTATCGGGTTTGCAGCAGTTGATTGACCAGCCTGAATGTACCCTAGCCAAATTGTACAAGCCATTTTTTGCGCATTTGGGTCTTTAACAGGAACGCAAAAATTAATGTCAGTCGGATGTGAACAAACAGTCGATTCAGCAAAACCACCGTAAGATTTCTGCTCTGGTGTCAATTCTGCAAACGAGCTTGATGATACAAGTATCAAGAAAATAGCTGATAAATAACGCAACAACCGAGTACACATATCAAAAAGCTCATTTGTTAAGACCTATTTTTACTTCGAAAAGAAACCAATAATTCGCTTTCCACCCCAAATTAGAACTGCAATTGTCAACATTGCGACAACAGCAGCACCGATTAATGCAGGCATACCAATGCTATTTACAGATTGCGTAACAGTATCGGGCGTAATAACTGGTGTACCCTCAGCACGCGCAAGTACAGGAAGCGCAAACACAGTTGCTACAGTAGCAGCTTGTAAATAGCGTTTGCCCAATTTTTCTTTTACAACAGTTTGATTGTTTTGCATTTTTACCATACTCCAAAAAGATGGATTAACTTTTTAAACGCCCACGATATAAGCATAGCTACAATGAACCATGCCCACACCTGACCGATCTGCTCATTTGTAAGCTCTGGAATGATGGGCGTGTATTCAATCCATTTCAGACAAATGTTTGTAGCTTCGTCAAAAGCTTCACACAGATAAGCCATTTCTTAAAATCCTGTACACTGGTAATAATGGACACAATAAACAGCGTGAGATTCGAACGATTTACCGCACTTCTTGCACTTATATTGAAATTGTGTCATTATCATTATTACCGTAAGTTATTGATTTTTAACATATTATACATTATACGCAATTATTGTAATGTAAGCCTTTGATAGTTAAGGCTTTTGTTGTTGAGTTAAATCTTTCTTAGGCAACGGCTTAACACTGAAAACTTGCATTTGAGCACCAAACTTAGTTTGTGACTCTACAAACTGAATTTCTACTTCCTGAGCATTATCAGCACATTCAGCTAATACAGCTTGAATCTGTTCAATTGGCATAACACCAGCAGCTGGAGTTAAGTTGTAACGTTGTGGTGAAAAAACTGTAGTAGACAAATAAACTTTCTCTACACCATCTTTCTCGGCACGATATACAGATGGCAAAATGGTACGGGTGTTAAATTGAACTTGCATGGTAAAAGCCTCCTCAGGCAACTAGATATAAACCCTGTTTTTTCGGGCTGTATGATGAAACTGGTTGAACGTAATCATGTGGCAGTTGATCAGCCATTTTTAATTCGAATAAGCGTACGAATGGAATAACTTTGCCGTTTGGATTCTTATGTAAATTCTGTAAATGTGACTTGCTAATTCCGCAGTCAATTAAGTGCTGTAAAGCATCGTGAAATGTTGTCTTGTTATACAGCTTATAAGTTTTTTGCCATCCCATTTGACGCATAAGAGAATAAAATTTCATGGCGTTCTTAGCTTTGGTATAACTTGGTTTACCAGTCTTGGTATATGTAACAAGCTTGGTTTGGAATAAATCTAAAATCTCATCATCATTAGCAAAGTTCATATATTTACCCTCCATTGTCTTAAGGATTGGGTCAAAAGCTACGTGCCAGAGGCGTAGCAATAATTCTGGCTGTTGACGTTGCAGCTTAATTAGCTGAAATAAATTGGTTGGTATGCCATTTTTAGACATATATGTTTTAGTAATACGTGTTTCTAAGCGAAGGATTGCATTAGCAAATTGAAGAACATCATGCATAGCACAAACTAAAGCTTTAGATCGCTGACATCCCTTGTCTGCTTTCTTCTGAATCTTGTTTAACTGGCTTTTTACTTCTTCAAATTTGCCATATGCCTTTGGGCGTATTGATGCTGCATCATTGCCCCAAGAAATGTAATTCTGATATTTAACTTCACGTGCTTTACGGTGACCAGAAGATAAACTTGACATGTAATCAAGCGCAGGTTGAACCATCGACTGATGTGGTAAGCGGAACAAATACGTTGTATCGAGACAAAGAACTTCAGTTTTAGCTAAATCAAGAATTGGAAGTAATTGAGGAAATGCTTCAAATAACATACCAAGCATATGGTCAGAAGCTAGTTCGATACATTCGAAACCATAAACATTGTGACCTTGTAAAAGCTTCAAAGGTGAACCTTTAATCTCAACATAAGGTACGGCATTCATCGTATTGGTATAGAACTTCATTGCCATATCTGTGTAATCAGATGGCAGAGACTCGTAAGGGTGATATAACTCCCCTGTTATTGTCTTGCCATCATCATCCTTAGAAACATGTCGAGTTGCAGCAGGTACACCAAAATCACGAATATCACCATTAAACCAATGATGATTATCAAGACTACGCACATGCGTAGGTATGATTGGAATCGCTAACCGCAGAAAATCGAGCATGAGTATTAATCGATATCAAAACATAATGCACGATCAACATAGACAGAAACTTCCTGAGATGTGATCAAACCTAAAATGTGAAGAGCGTTGATAAAACCAAGTGCACGACCAGAATGAATATCCGCTTGAGCAGTTTCACGTGCTTTTAAAATCAATTGTTCTAAACGTTGTAAAGCTTGTTCTTTATCCATAAATACCCCACCCAATTTACTTGTATACATGTTTCTATTTTAGGTGGAAATTAACATATAAACATGTTTCATGTAAAGCATGTATACATGTTTATTTAGACTATAATCTCTAAAAATTTGTAGGATGTACGAAATGGCAGAAATGCTAAGACTTAACAGTAAAGAGAAAGAGTTACTAAGAAATAAAGCTGTGGAGTTAAATAAAAAGCTAATCAGCAAAAAATGCGAGCCGATAAAAGACACTGAGCTAGCTCATATCATACTGGAGCAAGCGATAGAATTAGCTGAAGTATCAGAAAGTGGGAAAGTAATAATTTTAAAATAAGTACAGGAAATCAAAAATGAAAATCTTAGATATAGAAGAACAAATAGGAAAAGTGTTCAACAAAATCACACCTACTGGTAGACTATCTAAGGTAAAAACAAGAAATTTAACAGGATTTGTATGCGCACTAGTTGTATCAGGCATAGAGAAAGAAAAAAAATATCTTGATGAAAAAACATTCAAAAAATATATGAAAGAATTAGAAAAATGTGGAATAACAGAAAAATACCTAAGGGAAGAACATGAAAAAGAAAAGTTTAAAAGGAAAGATCAAAAAGTTGAATATGTAGAATTAATATTTGATTTAAATAACCAAGTACCAGATGGATATGAACCACCCAAAAGCCAATACAACATAGAAGAAATGATAGGTAAAAAGTTCAAATAACAATCAAAATAGCCTGTTATTGCGATTCGTTCTCATTAAGACTGAAAGCTCCGTTATATATAGCTCAAAGAGCAAAATACAAAAAACTTTCCGAACTCAGGCACACTATTAGACAGTAGTGTGCCCTCTCTCAAACGTTTAAAAAACAAACAGCAAATTAACGACTCCCCGACCCACAGCAGTAAAAAACGCTGCGCCTTGCGCAAACGCGCTTGCTAGCGTTTTTTACTGCTGTGGCTTCGATTACGCATAATGAGCACTGATGTTAAATGCTGTTCGAGTGCGTTTGAGATCTTCGCATCGTTGACAAAAAAAAATCCACTGGAGAGTCTCCAGTGGATCTGTTTGTACAACGACAACAGCAAATAACATAATGCCGTTATTATGCGTAATCTCAGACTATCATTTCAACTTTTCTTTGATGTATTCAAATACTGGATCGAAGAAAAAAAAGAGAGCAAGAATTAATACTGTTATACCGAAAATATCTTGTGTATCCATTTAGACTCCATCAACTATCAAGCCACCAGTGGCGTTTGTGTGAAAAATTCTTGTATGTCTTGTTCTATCTGTAAACATAATTGTACGTGAACAATATGAACACTGTACCCAAGTTTGGGAAATATTTTTTAAATAAGGATCAATATTTTCGGCGAGCGTAGCTCGGTTCTTATAGTTAAAAGTCATATTGAAGCCTGTAATCAGAGGGAAAAGGTTTTAAATCGAATTGCGTCAGTTCGTGGGCACTCCGCCCACTCTGATATTGCTTAAATTGCTCGTATCTTCAAAAACTTGTTTTTGGTTTTGAATCAATCTTGATGTCTCAAGTTGTTCTTGTGCATCACTTGAATAGTTATTTGTTGCTTGTATATCTCTAGATCTGAGTGTCGGTTTCTTCATAACGTTGCGATCTGCATCTTGAATGACTTGTTTACACAGATGTGATTTGTTATGAATCGGTCGAGCGTATTCATCAACTGCTGTATATTTTCCTTTCCACATAATACAGCCACTGATTTGCTGTTCTTGTTCTTCTTCAATCTGTTTTTGCTGTGTTTGAGCATAAATCTGTTTTTGTTCTTCAAGTCGTTTTTCTCGTTCTTGCTGTAATCTTTGTTCTTCGTTGAATGCAGCTAGAGCCTCTGGAGAGCTTGGAGCTTTTTGATTTACTACAATGTCAGCACTTGTTTGTTTTGTTTCTTCTGTTTTTCCAAGCATCATTTTTGCTGCTTTGTTGCCACTGAATAAATAGAACGTTAAAAATATTAAGCCGACAACCATCAAACAAAATAAAATATATTTTAAAGGAATATTGGCTTTATGCGTATGTGCGTTTGCTGATCTATATAAATTAAAATAATTTTTATTAAAGTTTACGTGTTTTTTCCATTCTACTGCTGATTTTTCAGAACGTGAATCAGGATTAGTTACTAATCTTCTCCAGAAGAAAATCATGTTACCACCCAAGCCAAAAGGTCGAGTTAAATGATAATGCTCACCAACGCATTTTTTAGCTAAATTATTTAAAAAAGATTGGTCTTGTGTTGCTAATATAATATCAAAGCCAAAATGTCGATGTACTTGAAATCCACGAGCTATGTCTTTTATTGATTCAGAATATATTTTGTATTCTCTGTCATACTCTTTTTTTTCTTTGCGTAATCTAGCGTTATAAGCTGTTATATTCTCATTTTGTAGTTGTTCAGATTCAACATATTCAGGGAAATCAAGAAGATCATCAGCACTGAATGCTGCATGTTCTTGAGCTTCATCATAAATAATTACAGACCCATCAGGGTAATCACGCCAGTCTGCATTGTGTGGAATCGGGAGAACTTCTTCTATTTTTAGCTGATCAATATTTGAATAGACTCGACGACCTTGTCTTAAATATTCAAAGATCATTTTTATAAGTAGTAATGTTTTGCCAGTGCCAGGTGGCGCAGTTACTAACTTAAGAGCCATTAGTTAACGCCCCTTTTTGTTAATGCAACTTGTGCAGACATAATCGTAACTTTTATTATTAATGCACTAATGATTACAGAGATATAATAATCAATTGCTAGTAAATCAATAAATATTAATATGTCATGTGATGAATATTCAAAGCCCACTTTTATTCTTTCAATTAAATAGTCTAATAATGTTTTTAATGTACCGAAAGATAAAAAACCTAACCCCATTGAAAACATTAATTGACCCGCAAATGTAGTCATCATCCAGAGAGCAATTCTAATTAATATAGACGGCATTTTTATTTACTCACTTTCTAAAGATAATGAAAGCTGCATGTAATAAATATAAGCAGTGAAAGAAAATTGAATATTCTCTAAGTGCATTACACATATGTGAAAAAGAGACTTCCTGTTTTGCTTCTTGACGAGACAAAGGGAGAAAAAATTCAAACTTGACTGGTGTAAAACATTGATAATCAGCAGTACCCATCGGATTGATATTGACATGATCTGTTTTTAAATATGTGTCGATCTGAAGTGTTTTATTTTCAACCTCTGGAGCTGTAGGCATTTCTGAATCTGTGCGATACCAAGATATAAAATCACAGAATACTGTAAACAATTTTGCATCACATGAAGCATCGTCATAGATTTCATTTTT